ATGGAGGCGTCGTTCGCGCCGAGGGTCGCGTCGGATGTGTTGTCCGTGTAGGTCGTCGTCGTGTTGTCGTCCACCGTGTCGAGATAGTAGATGTTGCCGAGCGTCCCGGTGGTCCCCGGCCCCCGGTACAGTTTCCGCTTGATTGACGCGGCGACTCCCGGCGTCGTCGGGGCGGTGAAGGCGGCCGTCCATTTTGCCGCACCCTTAAATACACGGACCTCGTCAATCCAGCCGGCAAAGTAGTTCGTTGTTATGAACCGTCCGAGCTGCACATCCGCGTTCATGTCGGGGACGGCAACGGTGGGGTTGCCGCCATCCTCGGATCGCTTCGCCACGCCGTCAACGGTCACCTCCCAATTCGCTTCCCCCGTCGTGCTGCCGCCCCAGCCCCGGATGAAGGCGACGTGATACCAAGTGTTGATGGCGACCCCCGCCCACGTTCCCGAAACCACGTGTCGCGTCCCCGCGTTGCTCACCGCCCCGACGATTTTGTACGTCCCACCTTCGTTCCTGATCAGGAACGTGCAGTAATTAATGGAATCGACACACTGGCTATAGAACGTATAGGTGGCGCCGCTTCCGGGCAGGGCGGACATCTTAATCCACATATCGATGGTGAACGCCCCGGACCCGAAATAGAAGTCGTTGATGTTCGCGTCCGTCGAGGAGATGTAGGCGAAATCGTCCGACCCGTCGAAGTACAGGCTCCCCGACATGAACTTTGACTTGTGCACCGTGTCGATGACCGCCCCGGACAGCGTGACGGTGTGCCGCCCGGAGGAATCCGTGACCGTCGTCGCCCCGTGCAACCCCTCGAAGTGGAGGAGGAGCTTGACCACATTGAAGGCGTCCGCCGCCGCCGCGTAGTAGGCTGCGTAGCTCGTCACCGGGATCGCGCTCCAGTTAATCTTCTCGGATGAAACGGTCACGTCCCCGGACCCCGTTGAAAGCCCCGTCTCATATTTCATGCCGTTCGGGAATGTGATTTCGTAAGTTACATATCCGGCATAACAGCCGCTTGGAAGGCCCGCCGAGGAGGAGTCCGCCAGGGTCGGGGCCGTCACGGGGGCCTCGATGGTCGCGGGGAAGCAGTTGCCGTTCTCGTCGATCAGGACCTCCTCCGTCCCGTTCGTCCCGTGGAGAAATTGCTTGTACTCCCTGAACGTCCAGATGGCGCCGCTGGTGAACCCGCTCCCGATGTCCGTAAAATCCCCCGTGGAGAGGGCCGACCGGAAGCGAAGGTGCGTCCCGTCCCCGATGACGATGATATTCCGGAACCGGCGGATAGAGTGAATCGCGCCCACCGGCGTCGTGTTCACGGCCGTGAATTTCGGGCGGATCGTCTGTTCCCCGTCCACGCCGTAGGTGATGTTCACGGCCTGCTTTAGGAACCCCTCCTGCTGGAGGTTCCGGCGGGAGTCGTAGGCGAGACCCTTGTGGAAGAATATCTGCTCTTTAGGCATAGCCGGCCTCCTGGAGATAGCGGTCGTACCAGCTTCGGGCGGCGGTCTCGTTTGCCCTTGCCCCCGTCACCATCCCGCCCCCGCGTCCCATCGCGGCCATTTTCGCGTTGAAATTCTTCCAGTCGGTCGCCTTCCATCCGGGGGCGTTCCCTCGCGCCTGGATGCCGGCGGTCGGCTGCTCAAGGTAGCCCGCAATGGAGTTCTGCATCCCGGCCGTGGGCTGCTCATAGGGTCCCTGAAGGGCGGAAATCGCCACATTGATGAGGTTCATCCAGTCATAGGTCGGGATGTCGGAGATAGCCTTCGCCCCCGCCGTGACGGTCGGCCATTCGCTCTCCATGTAGGACTCGAAGGGATAGGTGACGTTCTCGGTGAGCCAGCTCGGATTGTTGACGGGGGTCGCCTGATTCGCCAGATTTTCGGCCGTTCCTTCGAGGTAGCCGGTCGAGGACCATCCGGTGTCGAGCGCACCGCCCGCGCCTTCCGGGATGGCCGCCGCCCCTTCCGCCAGGTTCTGCGCCGCGACGTCCTGCAGCGTGGTTGCGCCGTACAGACCCTCTCCGACGACCTGATCCGCCCCCAAATCCGCGAGGGAAGAAAGGTCAGACTTTGCATATCCGCCGAGGATGTAAGCTGCCGCTGCTGCCGCTGCCGCCGAGGTCACGGCGTCCTGCGTATTCATCCCCGCCAGCTTCGCGCCGACGCCTGCCCCCGCCCCTGCGCCGCCGCCGCCCGGAAGCGCAAGGTTGCCGATCACTCCGCCAATCGTGGCCGCATAGGGCTTGACGCTGTCCGGAACGGCCTTTTCTCCGACATACCTGATAGCCTGGTCCGCGATCCCGCCCTTGTCCTTCGTCGAGCCGGGGTCCATGAAGGCATCGAATCCCTGAGTCAGGCCGCTCCACATATTGGAGTTGTCCTCGTAGCGTTCCTTTCCGGCCTCGAATTGGGTCGCGCCCATCGTCGCCATTGAACCAAGCACCTGGCCGCCGAGCTGGAGGTCGTTATCTGGAAGGATTTCGGCGATGGCGGGACCGACCGACGAGAAAGGATGACTGCCCTGCACGATGTCGGAAATGCCCCCCGTCATGAGGCTGCCGATGGCCTTCTTGAAAGCCCCGCCCTTGCCCTTCTTGCCAACCCCGTAGGTCAGCTTCCCGCTGCTATCAACGCTGTAATATGCTCCGATTCTAGGTGCGCCCGTGAGCGCATTGGCATAAACGGGGACGCCGTTAAGATAGCCGACTTGGGGGGTTGCAGATGGCGGCATATTGAACAGGCTGTCGCCACCGGAACTTGTGTTCCAACCAAGATTCTTAGCGTTCCAGTCGGCAACGTAATCCTCCGCCCCCTTTGCGATGTTCTTCCAATCCTCCATCGTGGTCTGATATATGAATTTCGGGTCGGTGTAGAGCTTGCTCATCAAATCGCCCCGTGCGTCCTTCTGCTGCGCCGCCGCTGTCTGCTCGGTGGCCCAGGTTTTCGCGGCTTGGACGAATTCCGGGGCTTCAAACATCTTGGAGAAATCTAACCCCAACTGGCCGACGCTTAATCCGTAATTCTCTCCCCCGAAGCTCGTATTCGCGTAGGGGTCGGGCTTGTACTGATCGAACCCCATCGCGCTCTTGTAAGCGTCCATGAGGCGGCTGTCCTGCGTCTGCCCCAATGCCTGCGTGTAGAGGCCACGGACGCCCTCGTTCTCAAGCGATAGGCTGGAATAGGGGTCCCATGCCTGATCGCCGAGGAAGCTGAAGTTCGACATATCGGGCTGCCACACCGAACCAAGCTGTTGATCAAGCCCCTCCGATGTGATCGCGCTGTAAATGTCCTTCCCGCTCGGCGCGGTAATGTCGGCCTTGGAAAGCCAGGGCATGAAATCCTGAAGCTCGAAGGGATCGGCTTTTGCGGTGGGGTCGTAGAACATGACCTACCTCCTTCTCCGCCGCATCTTCGGGACCATCCGCACGTTCGTGTCGTCGAACGGCCTCGCTTCCTTCTGCGTGACCGCCTGCCCCGCCGCCGACTTGAAGGCGTTCTCGTAGGCCTCCGCCCGCTGAAACTCCTTGCTGCCCTCGTTGAACGTCCGCAGGATATCTGCCACGACCCCCATCGCCAGCCCGTGGTGGTACTGTTTCGGAACCTCGGGGTACATGGTCAGGTATCCCTGATTCGCGTCGGTCTGCGTCGGGTCGAACGGGAAGGCAATCGGCAGGGGGATGAATTCAATCAGGATGTTGTCGGCGGGGATCGTGATCCCGTCGAGCATCCCGACCTCGGAGGCGAAAAGGTAGCGGTCGGCGTTCTTGTAATCCCCGATGACCATGTACTCCCCGGCGAGCACAAGGTAGGAATCCGCGCTCTGCCAGGTGTTATCCGTGCCTCCGGTCAGCGTCGCCGTGGTCAGGGCGTTGGTCGCAACCGTCGTTATCTTGCCGTAGGAGCCGTCCGTGAGGTTCCGGGCAACCATCCCCGCCACGATGCCAAGAGCCGTGAAGGTCGTGGTCGTGTCCGTCAGGGTCGTCGTACTCCCGAGGGCGGAGCAGGCCCCGGAGTAGTTCGTCCCCGTCCCCGGCATATAGGAGCCGAGGTAGATTCCCGTTTCCACGTCGTCGGCGTAGCTCGTCCCGTCCGTATCGGGAACCGGGTACAGGGAGAATGTCTGCACGTTTCCGTAGTTGCTGGAGGTGTAGATGTACTCCGGGTCGGCCTCGTCCTCGACCCGCCAGCCGGGGCGATGCTCGTCGAGCCAGCCCGTATCGACGATGGTCAAATCCTCGTAATCGTCCGTGTCGGTGTAGTATTTCGCGGAGATGACCCCGCCGTCCATGCACATATCCGGCAGCTTGTAGGTGCGGCGGCCGTCCTGCGCCGGCATCAGGCACAGCTTCCGGAGGCACTTCGAGGCCCGGACGAGGGTCATCTGCCGCTCGTTGAATTTCTGCCTCAGATACCACCTCGGAAACCGCGAATAGGACGCGGTCGTCCCCGTCACCTGCCCCAGCTCCCACAGGACGATGTACTCAAGCTCCGTGATGTTGTAGCCCGGAAACTTCCCCGTTGCTGTCCCCATGCCTTACGCCCTCCGCCACGGCTGCCCCGGCCCGAACACGTTCTCGTCGTTCGCGTCCAGGTCCTCGCCGTCCTTGATCCGGTTCCCGTGATCGTTCAATTCGCTTCGCCGGAACACCTTCGTGCCGAAGCGCCGGTCCGTGTAGATGCGCGAAATCTCCGCATCCTTCGTCGCCGTCTTGTAGATGTTATAGGTGTCTCCGGTGATCCAGCCGTTGACGGTCCCGCCCGTCAGGGTCGCCGTTACGGTGTCCTCGGTTACGGACGCGACGAGCCCGTAAGAGCTGTCCGTCTCGTTCTCGACGTAGAGGCCGGCCGTGATGCCGCAGGACTTGAAGTCCGCGCCGCGATCGACGAGGTCGGCCCCGGTCGCCTTCGCGGTCCCGGTCGCCAGGGGGGATGAATCCAGGTGAATCTCGACGGTCATGGTTCAAAGGTGGGCGGTTATAGCGCCGCCCGTCGCTTCCGTGGAGTTATTCCTCCGTCGTTTCGAGTTTCTTGAGTTCCGCAAATGCGCCCTGGACCTGCAACTGGCGTTCGCGGATAGCTGCAAGATTCCGCTGATTCGCGGCGATGTCCGCCTGCACGGCCTTGAATTTCTCCGACAGTTCGTTAAACTCCGCAGTCAGCTCTTCCAGTCTGCTTTCCACTTTGCCTTTTGCTTCCTCGGTCATTTCGCTGTCCTCCTTTCGTTAGATTTTACTGCTACCGCTTACGCTGCGGTCGTCAGGGTAATGGCACCAGCCGCATCGCAGATCCCGTAAGCAAACCAGTTCGTGCCGTCGCAGTAGACATCCACCTTGTCGCCCACCGTGGAGGTGCCGCCCACGAAACTGATGGTGTCGCACCCGGAGGTTTCCGAATCCTCGTCGCCGCCGGTGGAGGCGACCACCATCCCAAGGATGATGTTGGCGCCGGCATTCGTGGTGATGGTGTAGTCGGCACCAGCCGGAGCGCCCGTGACGATGAACGTGAAGTGAAGCCCTGCCGCAGGAGCCGGTAGGGTCGATGCAAATTCAGTCGCATCGTTCAGGAAAAACACCGTGCCGGATTCGGAGGCCGCGATGACATTGGCCTCCGCAACAGTCTCGGTGAGGTGACGATCTGAATAGCTGGCCGTGATGGAGAATTCAGTCCCGTTGTAGGACCAATGAATGCCGTCGGACTCCATCCAGAGTCCGGCGCTTGCCAGTCCGCTCCCCACGTTCAGGGCGTAACTGGAATCGGTCGGCTCCGCCGTCTGAAGATCGAACACCAGCCCGATTGAGCTGTGAACACCGTCAAATTTGGTTAAACTCATATCTTCCTCCTTCTCGCCAGGACCGCTGCCCTCTCATCGAACCTCTCATGCAAGTGGCCGAGGGAATTGACGAGTTGCACCCTCGCTTACCCGAAAAGCCCAGGCGGGGGCTTTTGAGGATTACCCCCGCCCAGGCCAGGGGGTTACGCCGGAATCACGCCGATAAAGTCACGCTCGTCGGCGATTTCCATGGAAAATCTCTGGTCTCCTTTCGCCATCATGTCGCCCGTCTGGAAGTCCTGCTCCCGCCCGAAGCGGGTCTTGCGCCGCCAGAACATGATAATCCCTCGGCCGTCCGTCTGTAGGAACCAGGCGTCCGTATCCGACAGGTACGGCCAGACGCAGATCTCGACCGTGCGGCCGGACTGCTTCATGGCGTTGATGGCCCGGTTGCCCGTATCCGGACGGTCCGGGGAATAAACGACCTCGCGGGCGTTCTTCTCAAGCTGCGGGGGAACCCACAGTTTCCGGACTTTCTTCTGGATACGCTGCTGCCGGTGGTTGTACTGATTCTCCGCCGCGATGACCGCGCTCCAATAGGTGGAGTAGGTCAGGTCGGTGGAGGTCAGGTAGTTAGAGAAGGTGGACCCGTCCAGCCGGGTATGGCTGGCGGAGAACAGGGCCACGCTGTCCCGCGTTGTGTGGTAGGTCGTCGCGGTCCCGAAATTGAAGAACCGTGCCGCCAGTTTCTCCGGGTTCACGGCCAGGGACTCGCCGAGGTCGAAGAACATCTCCTTCAGGTCCTCGGCATTTCCGCCGCCGCCCAGCTCGTACAGGTTGTCTTCGATGGCCTCCTCAGTGATCCGCACCCCGAGGGCATAAACACCATGCACCCAGGACTGCTTCGCACCGGCGATCTGGACATCGTAGGTAATCCCGGCGCCTTCGCCCTTGGCAACGGGGTCGCCCAGGCCGGACCGGATCGCATCCTCTTCCTTCTTCTTCTTGCTGTCCTTGATCGTGCAGAGCTTGGGGTACATCAGCTCTCCCCTCTTGCTCAGGTAACTATCGACGGCCACGGCAAACAATCCGGGGACGTACTCATTGACGAAGCGTGATCGTGTCCACATAATGACGTCCTCCTTTCGTTAAATTGCCGTTGCGCTCGACTTGAAGTGAGCGTTCGGGTTCGGCATGACGACCCACCGGCAGTATGCCGATCCGACGGTGTCGTCCTTGTAGGAACGCAGGATTCTCAGGGCCAGCGTGTTCGTCGTGTTGACGGTGTTGCTGTCGATTTCCTGCTTGGACCGGCCGTTCGTGGTATTGCCCGTATGCGTCGAGACAACCGCGACATTCAGGCCGACGGATGCCGCCGCAATGGGGGTAGTGTCCCCATCTTCCTGCACCAGGAATTCCTGCATCGGGTGGTCCGCAACCAGCACATACCCGGCCACGACGCCGTCGCCAGTCGTTGAGGCGGGAAGGTACGAGAGGGGATCTCCGTTGCTGTCGAGAACGGCCAGCACGGCGCCGAGTTCGTCGCCCGCCGCGCCGGTCACGTCAATTTCAACACCCATCCGAGTGTCACCGCCGAGAGCCTTGCAAACAAGGCCCGTATTGGTGATCTCGACCCAGTCTCCGACGAAAATGGCCGTCCCGTATGCTGTGGCCACGGGATACCAATCCGCCGACAAAAGTTTCCCAAAGGGGACAAACCCAAAGGGCGAGTCGACATTTGCCATGGTTTCCTCCTATGCTTCCGCGACGAGCCCGTCGGAACCTTCCTCAAGGTCGCCGTCATAGATGATTTGATCCCCGCCCTTGATCTCCTGGCGCGACTCCGGCCTGCCGTCTCCGTACAGGCGTTTCGACGCGTTGAAGTGGGCGGCCCCACGCGCCTTCCCGTCCAAATCGGTCAGGTCGGCGCTCTTTCCGTCTGCGACTCCCTGGACGATGGCCCGCATCTTCTCGCGCATCCACCAGGGCTGAAATACGAGGATCTGATCCTCCCGGACGACGGCTCCGAGGACGGGATCGCAAAGGTGGGCGAGGAATGGCGTGTTCGCACGGTTGCAGATCCACCAGCGAGCCGGGGGCTGCTTGGTGCGGATCTCGTCGATCCGCTCCTTCGTGCGGGTGATCCAGCGGAAGGCGAATCGGCGCTCGCATTGGAGCTTGACCGCCTCCGGCGGGAGTTCAAAGGCCCAGCGTCCAAGCGAATAATCGAGGACGCTGTCCTCGGTGATCGTCTCCCATTCCCTGTCCGAGTCTGCCGCAACACGGGCGGCGATGGCCTGCTCCTCGGATGTGAGGGGGCGCAGGCTGTTCTCCGGCGCTTCCGCCGGGTGTTTCTCAGGGGCATTGCTCCCCTGGCCGAATGCGTCTCTTTTGGTTTTCGCATTTGTTCTCATATCTTAGCCCTCCACGCTGATGGTGCGGATCTTGTTGCCCGCCCGGAGTTTCTTGAGAAGCGCGATCTGCTGCGGCGTCTTCAGCCCCAGCCGTTTCGCCACGTCCGCGATGTCGGCGCTTGACGCCTCCCCCTTCTTTCCGGGAGGCGAGCCCTTCGGGGAGAGAACGGTTTCCTTGATCTCCCCCTTCCTGGCCTCCTCGACCTTGCCGGCCTTCGCGTCCGCCACTCCCTTCTCGTATGCCTGCCTCATCAGCACGGGACCCGCCCGGAGGTATTCGACCGCAACCCCGACCAGATCCCCCAATGGATGGTCCTTGACCCCGATGTATTCCTTCGTCTTGTCCACGGCCGCCCTGAGTTCGCTGCCTTCCTCGTTCAAGCCGGGGAAGGACTTGGACAGGTAAGCGTCGGCCTCGGCCTTCTTCGCCTTCGTCCCCTCGTCCTCGACGGCCTTCTTCGTCTCGCCCTTCGCGGCCTGCTGCGCCTGGTACTTGATGACGTTGAGCAGGGTCCGGGGGTCGTCCTTGTATTCTTCGAGCAGGCCCAGGACCTGCTGGTCGGTCAGGACAACCTCCTCCTTCTCCGTGGCCCCCTTGCGCTTCTGCCGCTCCTCGTGGAGCGCCCGGTTCAATTCCTTGTTTTTCCGGAGCAATTCGGCCTTCTCCGGGTCATCGGCGGGGGGCGCCTCCTTCTTCTCCGGTTTCTCCGGGGTGTCCTTCGCCCTGCCCGGCGGCTCCTCCTCGCCCAGGAAATCGTCGATGTTGATCAGGTCGGACAAGGCCGCCTCGTCGTCCTTCTCCGGCTCCTCAACAACCGCATCTTTCTCCCCCGCTCCATCGGGGGGCCGTTCCAGTTCTGCATCTCCCATGCGTTAATCCCCTTTCTCGTCTTCGTTGACGGCAAACAGATGTTGTCTCAGGTAGCCCGCCTCGAATTCGGCGAAGTCCCTGGCGGTACACGCCGCGGCGAATTCCTTCGTCTTCGGCGTCTTTGCGATCCCTTCCGGAACGCGTATGATTCTGGAGAGCATATCGAGCGCCCCCCGTAGGTACTGCGGGTCCGGATTGCTCCAGACGCCCTTGAGGAATTCGATCCCCTCGGCGATCTCGGCCTTCCGGTACTCCGTGAATTCTTCCTGGTTGAGC